GTTGGTATAAGCTCCATTGCCACGATAACTGGCCTTCCATCTGATAGAGCCTCTCCAACCAGAGAAGCAAGAGACTATCCAGTGCAACAACAAAGTGTTGCAATAGTTATAAGGGTCACCAACTGCAGTCTGATGTATTGCATTGCCAACATTACCGCGGAAAAAAGGAAACATAGATTGCATAACGTAGCCAACTTGTAAGTTGCCAAAGTTTCCTCCATGCGTTTGATGTATTGTGTAGCGATGCAACATTTCACGAAATGAAACAATAGACTCTCCTGTGAAAACTAAATTAGAATGAAGATTATACGTCGGTTTGACACCTATAATAATGTCACTGGTTTGAGTCGGTCTATCCAATTCCTCAGCATCGATTTGATCGGGCATGGCTCCAGATTGCGGTTTGAAAACAAAATTCTGAAAATGATTATCAGGAACAAATACTTCAAAATCATCGCCAGTAGAAACATATACATTAACTTCAACATCATTGTTAACTGTACTATTTGGCGTCGTAAGTTCATTTACCACATAAACGGCCAATCTGCCATTGCCTATGCCCTCATCCGTAAACAACGTGTTTCCATACTGGTCACTAATGGGATCAATTCCGGGTAAAGCATGTTTCAATAACGTTCTGTCTTGCATATTAGCAATCGAAACTGTAAAATCACTGGATTCAGCAATGTCAAACACGTGAATGTAATTTACATTGTATTCATTAGAAAAAAGGAAATTGGGATCGTAAGCTACTTTTATTCTGCCCTTGTGAAAAGCTGATGCAACAACTTGAAAACGGAATCTTATAGATCCTGTCCAATACTTAAAAGGAAGTGCTGCAACAGCCATGGGAGGCAAATGATACTCAGTCACTGTATCTACAGTAGTTTCTGACCATAGCATAGGTGACACAACAGTGTTCCATATCAAGCTCTCTCCTGGAGAGGATGTAAACCATACAAACTTGGTTAAATAACTCTCGCGCTGTGAAATAGATTTAATTGCTAATGCGTCAGTATTTTCCTGCAGTCCAGATATTTTAGGATCAATGGTCAATTCTTGTTTACTATCAACGGACAATTTAGCAGCCAAATCAGGAGTATCAGTACTACATATGTTGGCGCAAGGCTTGACTACAGAAAAATGCGGTTCAGTTATGACGGTAGGTCTAGCATATCCGAAACACTTGCTAACAGCAGCAACAGTGTTTAAAGCTTTTTCTGTGGCCATAGCATAAGGTCCTATAACAGGAATCGAAGAAAGCATACCCATAGACTTTGCTAGAGCAGAAGCTGGCTTGGAAATAACTCCAGACTTAGCCTCATCAATTTCTCCTGACTGTGGAGCCAAAGTAAATGGCTCTATTGATGTTAAACCAGAAAGTTCTACATCTTCAGCCCATGCAAAGACACTGATTGTAACGTTTTCCGATGCAGCGTTAGCATGCTTCAAATTTGTCACAGATCGCAAGTATAAGCGTCCCATGTTAACCCAATTGGCTGCAGGTATATCTAAATTATTAAAATAATAAAAGAAAGGCAAAACTAATTCGCCACCAGCAGATAATGTTGGATTCAAAAAGACATGAGGTAACTGGGAAACTTGCATCAAGTCAGAAGGTATAACGGCTCGATTAGTATTCAAAAAATTCCTATTTGCCAAAGGCATATAGGCCGCTATTGCTCGGCCATAAAAGAACCCATTGCCGTTTAACACAATTTTTATATGCAGCTTGCATCTCAACAACTTATAGTTGGAAATGCGATTGACTACACGAGTGTTGTTAAAATATAGTGACCATGGATCTATTGCAGAATACAATGAAGTTCCGACTCCCCAACCGGTTTCAAATATCTTAATAGGTCGAGAAAAGAAGTTCTGCAAACTGACATCATAAGTGTCTTGCTCTGTGCGTGTTTTATCATAGCTCGTCGTAACATCGCGCATATAAGTTGGAGTTGCGCTTGTGAAGGCTAGATTTTCTTGCTTTTCATAGGGTGCATTTGTTCGCACTGCACCCTCCTGTACGTCCCCGCTCTGAGGAATAAAATATGAATTATAAAAAGTAAGTGGATTAAATATATACAAGAATGTGTCCCACTCAGAACACAACATGTAAACGTGTTTTGGGGGCTTACCCCACTCCTAAATAAGAGGCACACAGATATGTACAAAGCCTACAGCGCAGTATAAAACACATAAAAATACAACACCGTGGTATCCATATATACACACTCCGTTTCAACGTCGGACCTAG